TCGGTTTTTACAAGAATATATGGAACCCTATCACCAGATTGTGGTTCGGATCCCGGATTACGTTGTCTCATCTTATTAAAAACTTGAACATGTGCCATATTAACGTCTTCACTTAAATATCTATTCGTCTTATCATCATATTTATTGATAGAAATAGATTTACCTTTTACTTTATAGTTATCTGCAAGTGTTTGACTCAATATAAGTTCTTCATTATTTACTTCACCCGTAAGTAATTGTATAGCACGTTCACGTGCTAGATCGGATGGTGGTTCTTTGTCGGAACTATTAAGTACGACATCAAGTAACTCTTTACACACCTTTCGTACGTGAGGTGTATTGTCTCGCCGAACAATTTGTAAACCCTTGATATCGATATAGTCCATATTCATTTTTCCCTCCTTGTCTTGTGTCCATAATTTTGCGGCATATCTCTTCTTACTGTAAAGAAAGTAAGGCCAATATACTTTTTCAAGTTCGAGGTTATTAGGTTTCTTAAAAAGAGAGCTACACTCCTCTGCTGCACGTTCACCAAGTTTCCAGCTGTATTCGATAGCCTCGACACCCTTTCTATCACCTACATCAAATTCTACCATAACCGAATCGGTATCACCATATCTCACCTTAGCACCCGGGAAGTTATTTTCTACGTAGTTTTTTGTTTGTTCAATCATATTACGACCTTGTGACGTCGTTGTCGATGCAATGGGTACACATGGTAGAATACCTTTACCTGCACCACAGAAGCCATACACAGAGTTCATACTTACTTTGTAGGCGAGCTGTTTTCCGTTATATACTTCTTTCATGAACCCCGTAGCAGAAGCCATGTCCTTTTTTGCTTGTTTACGAAACTGTTTTAATTCAAGAAGAATACTAGGAAGTAATCCGGGTACATCTTGGGCAAATTTATAAGTTCTATCCGCAACATTAAAGGTTTCGTACGTGATACCAGGTATGTCACCGTATCTCTTTTCATCCATAACGTATGACGAATAACATAGATTATGAGCCATCATAATACTTGGATATAGTGACTCAAAATCAAGAGCTGTAATTGGTGTATAATAAGCACCTTTTTGTGCTTCAAGTACCGTGGCACCTTCATAAGGTTCTTCGGGGATGGCTCCATAACGAATAGTTGGTACCATAAATCCCAATTCACGTGCTTTTTTTGTCAATTGAGAGAAAACCTTGATTTGTTGTCCACGCTCCGATAGAAATGAAATAGGTACCCATGTTGCTTTCGCCATTTCAACCAAGTTGAAGAGGGTACACAGTTTTTTCATGAGACCATGTGGAAGAAGTGTATCTTTGATACAATATTCTGCAACTTCTCTAAGTTTTATCGGGTCTTCTTCACGATATCGTAAAAACATCTCTTTTGCGGGCATATCTATCTTTTGATCACCCAAATACAATTTCGATACATTGTTTAACGAGTATGAATCAAGCTTATAATTCTTTTTTACTTCATGAAACATATCAAATACAAATCGCCCTGGCATGGGTAGTAGCTTTAATAAATTATCACCAAGAGCACTTGAACTCAACTTCTTGATAGTTAAATCAGAAGCCACATCACGAAGTCTGCCGAGATTGAAAAAACGACGATTGCATCCAGATACGTATGCACGTTTAAAAATGTACTCGAGATCAAAACCAAAAATATTCCACCCGGTGAGAATATCAACGTCGTGTTTTTGAATATATTTTTGAAACGCTTCCAACATTTCACGTTCTGTGTCATAACTTAATATAGTGCCACTGGTTGTGTTATCGTCAGTTTTCTTATAACACAAGCAAGTCTTATTGTATGGTTCATCACTCCCAAATTTACACAACGAAATTGCAATCTGAAAACACACATCGTCGGTTACGTCAGCATCTGGAAATTTACCAGTAGAACTATTACATTCGATATCAAAAGATGCAACAACAAACGGTGCGATGTCATCTCGTACAACGGGTTTAAGTGTAGTCCAATCGTTACAAAATAAGTCAATTTTAGTGGTTGAAACACTTGCATTTACACATTTATCACCACTATCAAGCCAACCGGTAGATTGAATACCAGTTCTGTGCATCAATCGAAGAACTGGGTCAAGATTAGACTCGAAAACCTTAAATTTAAAAGGCCCAGAAGTCAACTCCATTGACTTTTTTAAGAATGAATCGACACGCCGACGTGCCTGTAATGAAATAAAATCGAGTTTCATGTATGAAAATTTTTGATTATTCTGAAAACCCCAGACGTCTTTTGATTTTGTTACCGAATAACATAATAATGTTTCCGGACACTTACGATCAATGGTATTGTATATTTCACGGATAGTTTGTTGAGAAACATTTTCAGGTAACTTTATAAAAAAATAAGGAGTAAATGCGGTTGTCACAGAAACAGAATCACCTTCCTCAGTCTTACCAAATATGGTAATGAGATGTTCGTTACCTTCTTCACTGTCCCTGGCTTCCCAAGTCAGTGCTTGGAAGACAACCATATTAGTCGTTGTGTTATCATCGAGCCAAAATTTTAATATGCTTTTAATATAAATGTCAGCAGCTTTAATTGATCTGGTCTCGAAGGGTGCCCAGGATGTGTATATCACGGGTCAACCTCAGGTCAGTTTCTTTCGTCAAAACTACAGACGTCACACCAACTTTTCTATGAAACCAGAGCGTATGGATTACATCGGTACATTTGGTTCAAATAACGAAGTCACCATCCCAATTCGCTCCAAGGGTGATTTGATGAGCTACATATGGATCGAAGCCCCAAACATTTCAAATGTAGCTACGAACAACGATGGTCTTTTCTCTAGTGGTTCTTCCAATCCAACGGACATAAGCTTGTGGATAGGTGGTCAAAAGGTTTGCCAAATGGATTCGTTGTTTATTCAGGGTGTATATAACCCACTCTACCGAGATGGTTCGTCAAAAGCCTCGTGTGCAGTGACAACAAATGTCGTCAAGGAAAATGCTCTCGGTGCCGGGACTAATACAGGCAGTGATTATTGTATGTTACCGTTCTTTTTCGGTGAGGAGTGGACAAAGTGTTTACCACTTGTCGCTCTTCAATACCACGATGTTGAAATAAAAATTAAGTGTAGAGACGGTCTTTACTCCGGTATGTCGAACCCACCATCCCCCAAAGTATATGGTAACTACATCTATTTAGATACCGATGAACGAAAATTCTTTACCGACAGTGAACATGAACTCTTAATTACACAAACACAATATCAACCAATCGATCCATCTGATACAGACGTTGATTTGAGCTACTTCAATCACCCAGTCAAAGGCCTCCATTTAGTTTCGGGTAAGGCGACAGGAAATAACTGGGATGATGAATATAAGTTTGATACATCCAGTCTTTATATCAATGGTGTTGCTTTGTTTGAAAATACATCTGTATTGTATCACCATAATATTGTTCATGAAATGCACTGCACTGATTTACCAGACGATGTATTGCGAGATCTTCCAACATACACATGGCCATTCTGCCTTACATTGAGTAAACAACAACCAACTGGTTCGTTGAACTTTTCAAGAATTGATACTGCTAAATTGATACTTAATGGTGTTTCGGGGGGTAATTCTCTTCATCGTGTTTATGCAGTAAACTATAACGTTCTTCGTATAAAGAACGGTATGGCGGGTGTTGCGTTCGGTAATTAAAATATAATAATCATTAATTAAATACATTTAATCCTCTTCAGATGATATCAAACATGTGAAGATGAACATTATTTAAAAATGTGATGTCTTAATAAGATATGAACCTTACCCCTATCAAACTCATTAAAAATAAAAATGTTCGTAATCGTCTTTTACGTGTAAAAGGGGAAACATATGAGATTGATAAGACTGATTACATCGAGAGTCGTATTAATACAAACAATGCCGCAAAATATCTCATGGCTATCGAAGATGCTAGTGAAATAGCTAAACAATTCATTCAAGCACCCGGTATTTTTGAAAAAATTGGCATGGACATAAAAAAAGAGA